CGATCTGATTAACAGCATGAATTTTGACGGTGTGACAATTCTAGATCCCCACAGTGAAGTTACGGGTGCGGTTCTTGACCGTGTTCGTATTGTTGATAATCATCGCTTCGTGGCGGATGCCCTCTATAAGATTAACGAGAAGCATTTATCTGGAACCTTTACTCTTATCAGTCCCGATGCCGGATCCAACAAAAAGATCTTCGGAGTGGCGAAAGAATATAAAGGAGCATATCCGGTTGTACGAGCTGATAAACTCCGCAATCTTGCCACAGGTGAAATCGTTGATATTCAAGTATTTGCCACTGAAGAAGATCTAAAAGGTAAAACGGCAATTATCATTGATGACATTGCATCTCGCTGTGGTACGTTTTTAGGTCTAGCCAAAAAACTCAAAGCACTCGGTGCTTCTAATATCTATCTTATAGTTACACACTTTGAAGGAACTGCAAATTTGGCAGCTATTAAAGAATCTGGTATTGATGGTATATACACGACTAACAGTAAACCATTCAATACTAATGATTATAATAAAAAGGGATTAATTACTATTTTTAATGCAGATAAATATATGATACAGTAAAAGTACCGCCAATGGTGTAAGTATATACCATATGGCGCAATTGATCAAACCTCAAATAAAATGGACAGAGCAAAAAATACAGTTACTAAGAGATCAGTATCCTTTCGGTGATAAACAAAAATTAGCAAATGATCTTAAAGTTACCAAAAAGATCTTGTCGTATGCAGCCAGACGTTTTGGTATATCATCACAAACTACTCTTAAGAAACTACAATGTAGCGATCTAGTTAAAGATAATCCAATTGCACATTATTGGCAAGGGTTTATTCTTGGAGATGGGTATATCACAGTAAAGGGTCATATAACAATTACATCAGCAAAAAAAGATGCAGAACATCTAAAACAAATAGGTAAATTAATTCCAGGAAGATTTAAAGTAATAACTCACAAAACAGCATATACAAAAGGTGACTATTTGACTTTTGATGCGTATGATGTAGAAACCGCACAACAACTAATTAAAAGGTTTAACATAATAACACCAAAAACATACAACCCACCAGATATTCAATATATAAATGATTATGATAAATTCATACCATTTTTTGCTGGACTATTTGACGCTGACGGTTGTTTTGACATTCGTAACGGTAAAGCCGTTTCACTAAACATCGAAATGCATAATAGCTGGAAATCGGTCCTTCTAGATATACAAACAAAACTCAAAATCATATTAAATATTAACGCCAAGGTTTTTGAAACAGCAAAAGGATATATTAAAATGCAAATCTTTAACCAAGAAACTTTAAAAACCCTTAAGCGGCATGTTACAGGGTTTAATATTCCACTTTTAGAAAGAAAATGGAATAGTATTAATCTAGACAAAAATTAAATACCTATGATATCCAATGAAGCAGAAGATAGAGGTCGCGCCAAATGGTTGGCAGAGCAAGGAAGACCCATCAAAACACTCAACGAAGGATGGTCTGATTATAAAATTACCCCAGCTCAAAATACGGATACCAAAATGAAATATTTTGAAGCACCTAACAATCCTGAGTTCTGGCCAGCTATTAAAAGCAGTGACAGTCTCTTTATCGCAGGTTCCATCACTGGTACGGAAAATAATAATTGGCAGTCTAAGATCATTGATCTAAAACCTATTACATTTGCTCCAACAATTCGTGAATGTTACCATATATTCAATCCTCGTCGGGAGAAATATGATGGTCTAATTCCAGACGAAGAGTTTCGCCAGATTCACTGGGAATACCACACCATTAAACACTGTGATCATATTCTATTCTGGTTTGCTGCGGAAACACTTGCTCCTATTACTCTTTTTGAATTGGGTAGTGCATTGAATACTCACAATCATAACAAGATTCATATTGGTATTCATCCGAATTATGCACGCATAAGTGATGTAATCATCCAAACCCAACTTCGTAATAATAAACTCTCTGGTGAAATTGTTTATTCCTTAGAAGATCTTGCCGCAAAGGTTATCAAAGCCCGCCTAAACTAAAACCTATGGACTCAGACCAAAAGAAAAGCAGCATCGTAGTTACAATCCTGGCATTAATGTTCTTTAGTTGCGTTTATGTAAGTTACAACCAAGGTCAGGCAAAGAATGATATTGACAATATTAAAGTCGACCCAACTGTTTTAATGATCAATCCTGGTGAATCCAACATATCAGTTAAAGAGCTTGAAGTTATTGTTATGAAGATGCCTAATAGTGCTTTAAAGAGCTGTCTTCTGACTTGCATTGGTGCCGCCTATGGTGGTGATATAGATCAACTGCATGCCATCATGAAAGAATTCGCCCGTCTTAAAATTCTAGAACTTAAAACTAAAAATCAAATCTAATGGATACCCTACACATCGGCTCAATCATCACCACACCCCAACTTCAAGATGCCATTCATATAGCAGTTGCACCGGTTGTTGCTTATCGTACGCTTCGTCCTGGAGAGCATGTAGCACTTACAGATGACGGTGAAGCTGATATTTTTGGAAAATGCATCGGGATCGTTGATCCTTTCCTTACTACTGCGGTTAAGAAAGGCGAAAAGTTCTGGCTATTCCTCTATCCTGGTTCCATCACCAGTCTAAAGCATTTCTGGACTCACCCAGCATTTGAAAAGAAGCCAGAAGCAATACCAGTTGCGCCTATTCCAGTGACAGTAAAGTCACCACTAGTCTCAGATGCCTTTACTAGAGCTATGAGAGCCGTAACGGCTATTGCTAATGGTCTTGATCTGGATGCCGAGGAGCTATTAGAAGCGGCTGATGATTATGTTAAATATGGTAATTATTTCAGTCAAGGTGGTAAATTTGAAGGAGTATATCTCACTGATGAATTCTGGCCTCATTATGAAGTTATTCGTAATGTAGTAATTCCCGATGATGAACGTAATTCATTCTTCTCCTGCTCCTGTTAATGAAGCCTAACAATATACGTGATTTACATGCAAACCTCTATTATAATTTAAAATAATGAAACTAAAAGCACTACACGCAATCGATTTTTATAAAGCCAATCACCCCGCATTTTACGGGGAAGAAACAGAATCGTTATATGAAAACTTCACACCCCGTTCAACAAAATATCTTCCAGCCATTGCTGGTGGTGATAATAAAGTAGTGTTAGTAGGTCTGCAATATGCTGTTAAATGGTTTCTGATCGATACTTGGAACGAGACGTTCTTCAAAAAAGATAAAGACCAAGTTGTTCGTCAGTATAAGAGGCGTATGGATACTTCGCTAGGCAAAGATACAGTACCAACTAAGCATATTGAAGCATTGCATGATTTAGGTTATTTGCCAATTCTCATTAAGGCTCTTCCAGAAGGTACAGTAGTCAATGCCAAGATTCCATTCTTTACTATTACAGAAACTGATAAGAGATTTGCGTGGTTAGTGGGATACCTTGAAGATAGTTTATCTAATACCATTTGGCGCACTGCCACCAGTGCTACGATTGCGCGTAAATACAAACAGCTTGGGTTGAAATATGCAAATGAAACAGGTGTAGATCCTTCTTTTGTAAATTTTCAATTTCATGATTTCCAGTTGAGAGGCACTGGTGGTATGCAAGACGCATGTATGAGTGGCTTTGGGCATCTTACTTCTTTTGTTGGTTCGGATAATGTTCCAGCTATTGATTTTGCTGAAGATTATTATAATGCAAATGCTGATAATGAATTAATCGGTTGCAGTGTGGCTGCAAATGAACATAGTTGTGTTTGTTCTGGTGGTAAAGAAAATGAATTTGATAACTACAAGAAATGGATTACAGTAACATTCCCAAAAGGCATCGTTTCTTTGGTTAGTGATACGTGGTCGCTATGGAATGTCATTACTAATTATTTACCACGTTTGAAAAATGAAATTATGGCGCGCGACGGGAAAGTAGTTATTCGTCCTGATTCTTCACCTAAAACCCCATTGGAGATCATTTGCGGCGATCCGGATGCACCAAAAGATTCTCCTGAATATAAAGGGGCAATTCAGCTTTTCTGGGAGATCTTTGGTGGTACCATTAATGAAAAGGGATATAAAGTACTTGACTCTCATATTGGCTTGTTGTACGGTGAGGCTATTACTTTACAATTGGCTCCTAAAATCTTTGAAAGGCTTAAAGAAATGGGATTTGCTAGCAGCAATGTCTTATTCGGAATTGGCTCCTATAGCTATATTATGACTACTAGAGATTCAGCTGGATGGGCGTTGAAAGCAACAGCATCTACGGTGAACGGAGAAGCGCGCGAAATCTTTAAGGACCCCATTACCGATACAGGAATGAAGAAATCTGCTAAAGGTCTGCTTCGAGTTGATTATATTAATGGTGAATACGTTCTTAAAGATCAATGTACAGTAGAAGAAGAACAAGGTGGATTGCTTACTCCAGTATTTCGCGATGGTGCTCTCCTTAAAGACTGGTCTCTTCAGGAAGTTCGCAACAATCTCACCAAATGCTTATGAATGATGTAACCGGTAAACCCTTAAATGTGAATGATAAGATTGTGTTTACTCCACAAGACGGATATACATCACAGTTGTCAATCGGGATCGTGATGGGGTTTACCAAACAAAAAGTTCAAATCGAAGTAACAAATAAAGCGTGGATTACTCCGGTGACAAGTGCCTGAAATACCCGGAGCAAATAGCCAAAGTCGATTAATATGTTCAAGAAGGAACCATATCGTCCGCTCTTAAAAGCTAACATGAATGTTATTGAGACTTTGGCAGCACACTGGGAATCTTTTATGGAATGCATACCCTATACCTTTTATCTATTAGCTACGAAAGATGCACTCTCAAAAGAGATAGGGCATGATATTGAACTATCAGTAGAATCTCGAACATCTTCATTTATATCAACATTAAAATGAATGAACTAAATCACCATCATCAAGTAATTGAAACGCTGGTATTACCTCTGGTAGAAAAACCTATAAATGATGCGGTTTGGGATAAATGTGAAATTTCTGATGCAGTGATGCAAGCAGGAGGCATGTATCAAAGAGGTCATAATTTAATATCACCATTAAATTGGGTAGTACTAGGAAAGATAGAAGATTTACGGCCTGTAATAGAAAGATAGAAGATTTATGATTTAGTGTCATGAATTCGGTAAGTAAAGTAATATGAAATGCTATATTTACCAAATCCAGAACTTAATTAATCAAAAACGTTATATAGGTTTAACGGCCAAAGATTTACATAAAAGATGGAGCGCTCACAGAAACAAAGCAAAAAAATGTAACAAGGGAATATATGCAGCTATCCAAAAATATGGTATCGATAATTTTAAATTTGAAGTTTTAGAAACCTTTAATGACTTATCATTTGACGAACTTTTAGCAAAAGAAGTAGAATACATCAAAAAATATAATACTTTCAGTCCAGGTGGTTATAATATGACACATGGTGGTGAGGGAACCACCGGACATAAGCTTTCAGCGGAAACCAGACGTAAAATGTCAGAATCAAGAACAGGAAAAACGCGTCAACCATTTTCCAAAGAACATAAAGTTAAAATAGGATTAGCACAAAAAGGAAAAAAGATATCAGAAGCACACAGAGATATACTTTCGCAAAAATTTTCAGGTAAAGGCAATCCAATGCATGGTAGGTCATTTACAGCGGAGCATAAGCAAAAAATGACACTTACAAAAAGTCGAAAAATATTAGGATATCTTAAATCCCCAAAAGGAGAAATAGTCGAAATACGAAACATCACACAGTTTTGCAAAGCCAATAACCTCTGCATCCCTGGTATAGCAAAATTACTTAAAGGAAAACACAAATCTTACTCAAATTGGACTAAATTATGACCGAAGCAAAAATAATATGTGATTCAATCACACCAGAAGGAAATAGGCTCACTACATTTATATTAACATATTGGAGGGCGATCCACTCGGAATTTATGACCCATAGGTGCTTTAGCCGAAACGCTTCCAGTTCGCGCGCCATTCCTATCTCTAAAATGATTGAAGCGGTCGAAACCGAACCTGCCAGGCCAATATTTTGGGGAACCAATCAAGCAGGGATGCAGGCATCAACTCAACTTGAAGGGGCAGAATTGAATGTGGCTAAGGTAGAATGGAACCTTGCCCGCAACCGTGCTGTAGATTCATGCAACACTCTCAACTATAATAAACTACACAAACAGATCGCTAATCGTGTTCTGGAACCATTTGCCCATATTACAGTGATAGCAACCAGTTCAGAGCGGGGATTGCTTAACATGTTTGGCCTTCGTGCCCATAAAGATGCCCAGCCTGAATATCAGGTACTGGCTTATAAAATGCTGAAGAACTGGTTGAAGAGCAAACCAACTAAGTTAGATTATGGTCAATGGCATGTACCGTTCTATGAGAATCCAACAGTCTTTGGCCCGAACCCTAAAGAAGCAGAACTAGATCAACTTAAGATCGCTACTGGTCGAATTGCTCGTGTTTCTTATCTGACACATGATGGTGTTCGAGATGAATCTAAGGACATTGAACTACACGATCGCCTGGCTTCTAGTGGTCATTGGTCTCCATTTGAACATTGTGCCATGGCAATCAAAACAGACTTGCTCTATTCCCAGCAGCGTTCTAATTTTGGTAATAATTGGTTGCAGTATCGCAAGACCTTTATTGATACTGAATGTCAGGCACCTACAATAGCACAGCTTAAAGAGAACCTTAAGAATGCTCCAGACTGGGCACAAGTTTATCTAAAAGATTAGGTGTTATTAGTACGGTCATGATAATTGACAATATGTCTGCACCATTGTGAGCAAACACTAACATACTGTATATTAAAGCATGAAAACAGTTATTGATGTTGATGGCCAAACAAAACCCCAGGATATGATGAAGGCGGACTTTGTCGTTCGTATCTTTGGTAATGATTTCGTGTATATTAAACATCGGTATGAACATGATGATAATTTCAATAAAGTATATCCCTTAAAAGATCTCCCAGCTCATATTATCAAAAATGAAGCAACTCCTGCCGTTGGCAAGTTTGATGCTGTATGAGGAACCTACGGTAAATCTGGCAAAGATGAATTGACATTTAAGCGGTTGATCGATCTTGAATCAGATCATCTTCAAGCCATTGCAAGAACACAATGCATCTCAGTAGAGCACCGCAACATCATTGTTGAAATTCTCCAAGATCGAAAAGTTCTGCCATGAATAAACCGATCTACGATGAACAGCATGTTGTCATCTCCGAAGCTGATGCTATTGATATCTTTCATCCCGAAAGGCTAAAAGCAGAGATTCGTACTCGGTGGCAGACTCGCCCAGAAGGCTCATTACTTGCGGTTCTTTCAGTTTCTAAAGGGTTCATGGATCTCTGCTGGTGGAATGCGAGTAGCAAGGCATGGACCTATATTACTACAATTAAAACAGTGCGTAATGCATAGCCTGTAGTATATTAAAACATGAGTTACATTCGATCAACCTCTAATCCAGAAAGGCTATATGTATATTGCGACGGGACTAATATGGTTTGGTGCTGTCCAGGAAAGCCTAAATATGACTTCCCCTTAAATGAATAGAACGCCTTCATTAAGGAAACGCAAGGTTATTTTGGGGAAGCATGGTGATTTTGAACTGAAAGAAGTCGTTCTCAAATATCCTACACCAAAGTTGTATGAGATGATGAAAGAGATACAAGGAATTACTTATGAAACTTAATTCTAATTTAACGACGGTGATTAAAATATAATGAATCTAATTGATCTCATTGGCTGGATTGGCTCTATGCTGTTTGCCTTCTGTGCATGGCCACAGACAGCCATTGTCTATAAACAAAAACATGCCAACGGTCTTAGTGGATGGTTTCTGGCTATGTGGGTTGCTGGTGAAGTATTATGCTTTATTTATGTTGCAGCTCAGCAAACCATACAGTATCCTCTGTTAGCTAATTACTTCATTAACTTCTTAATGCTGATAGTCATTATCTACTACAAACTTTATCCTCATGAACGAAAATAAACCAGAAACAATCACCTTTCAAGAAGTTCTTCGCAGTATTAAAAATCCACTAATAGCTTTCCAAACAAAAAATGATCCTTCTAAGGGATTCCTAATGAGAGAAAGTTATAACAGCCCTTATTACAAGGCATGGTCTATAAATTGTTTTGGTCAAGGTAATGGATGGAATACAGCATCAGCAAAACCATTAAAATATTGGTATGACTGGTTCGAACCCGCAGTCAACTGGTATCTCTTCGATACTCCCCAAGAAATGTTTACTTGGTTAGCAGAATAATTTTATGAAATGGTATCAGCATGTTTATCGAGGCTGTGGATATTTACATATCTGTGGTGTTCATGGTATAAATATTTAGTTGCAATTAGGATGGATACAAGGTGTTCGTGGTAAAATACTTAAATCTGTCTTAATTGCAATATTATTTTTATTTCGTTGCAAATATATTAGCCCACTGTATATTAATTTGTTGTTAAGATAAACACAAACATACACAAAGCATTGAATATTACATACGAAACCACAGAACTGACTAAAGTCAGTGATATTGAAATTCCCGACATCTTTAATCGCAGGATGCGTACGAATGTCGAAGCTATTGATAATATTTTTGGGGGTGAAGGAATTTTACCCTCAATGGCTTTTACTATTGCGGCGCCTCCGGGATGCGGTAAAACTACCTTAATGTTGCAAATTTGTGAACGGCTTGCAAAACAAGGTTATTCTACGGGATACGTTACAGGAGAAGAGTCTTGCTATATGTTGGCGCATACTTGTTGCAGGTTAGAACTTACTGAACTGCAACTATGCCATGTTACGGATTTGAATGATATTATCGAGATGATGAAGGATTTGGATTTTATCATTATTGATAGCTTCGCATCACTTACTGATAAAGGCGAGAAACCTAAAGAAGCAGATGCCATTGCAAGGATCGTTACGGCAGCTAAAGAATATGAGTGTGCTTCTGGTGTCATTCTTCATTTTACCAAATCAGGCAAATATAGAGGATCTACTACCATTCCACATGCAGTGGACTGTAATCTCATCATTGAGGTAGATCCTGATAATCCAGAAAATCGTAACATTTATACTACTAAAAATCGTTATGGGTGCCTTTTTGATGGTGCTCTTGTATTTGGATCAAAAGGTTATGATTTTGATCAGACTGTTGATGGTGCTGAATATAAGACCATGAAGGCTCAAGGCAAGAAGACCAAAATGGATTGCATTCTGGATCTTAAAGAACCACCAAATATCACTGTCGAACGGGTTGTAAACGAACTACAAGTAGCTGAAGCCTATGCTCGGCAGATGCTTTATAAACTTGGTAAAGCTGGTAAATTAGTTAAGTTCGGTACTGGCGATAATGCCGTATGGAAATTCCCTGTCTCAGAATCAACTATCGCCTAATAAACATATGATATATTTTCTAACACTCCTAGCCTTAATCGGTCTTACAATCATCCAATGTATTCTTATCTTTCTTAAGAGCATAGGAATATTCACCGTGGCCTGGGGAATTATTCTACTGCCATGTTGGTTCTTCTGCGCTGCTATCTTAGTTGCTGCAGGAATTTGGTTATTCACCCTCTTCATGTAATAACAAAAGTTGCAGAGCACATAACCTGCTGTATAGTTATAGCATGAATCAACAAGATAATATGCTTTGCGGTTGTGGTAAAGATATTCCTCAAGAACGACATGATCTTGGTTTTAAGATCTGTACAAGTTGTGCAGAACGTCTTTATGTTAAGCCCAAAGGCGTAATGCACTTCGACTTTAAGACAGGTGGCCAGATACAAATATTAACACAAGATCAGTTTACCAACCATCGCAAATATAATCCATATGGAAGAAATACAGGTCGCGGCTCGGGTTTGCACCGCATCACACGTTCAACATCCTCGATGTAATATGCATCCAAAATACTATATTCAACGATTTCATGGTGAGTTACCAGCAAAACTTCATAATACTCTTATGGGCTTTTGTAAACCAGAGCCTTCAGCCATCTATCCTTTAAGTTATTCAGGTACATTGGAAAATTTCTTAGAGAAATGGGATCGTCCTGTATTAATCGTTCCTAAAGGTGAAAAGGAATATGGTGTAATCTATGTTACACAGCACAACTCTTTCAATCCTCGATAATATGAACGAAAAACTTAAAGCATTTGATCCGGAACTATACAAAAAGATCCGTGATGACTTCGACAAACATGAACTTCGTTTGGATGAATCCATTGTCATAGAAGATTGGATTGCCAAAGCTTTAATTACTGAAGGTCTTTTAGGTCTTCTTCGTAAAGACTTGGTTGATATCGTAGGATTAACTCTAACAGAAGATGATCAACTTGAACCCAGTTTTATGCAAA